AAGAAGTATTGAATTTAATTTGGGAACAAACAGGTATTTATTTTGAACCTCTAAAACCAAAAGACTATCGAGCTAAATTAAATGAATGGCGTGGACCTGGATGTGAAACAATATATCCACCTAAAGGAACACAAATTGCAGATAGATTAAAAGATGAATTGTATCAGTATTGTATTAATGGGCCTCAAGCTAAACAAAGAAGTCAAATTAAAAACGGTGCATGTTATACAGATAAAGGACACCATCATTTTAAATTTACATCGTTTATTGAACACCTTGGAAACAATTGGAAGATTCCACAGGAAAGAATTGCAAGACAATTAGAAAAAGAATGCAGCGTAGAATTTAATTGTTCTCTAAATATAGATGGCAAAACTGAAAAAGTCTGTCGAAGTCCACAACTCCACGTAGACAAGATAGCATATAAACCTGTGGAGAGGAAAGAGAGTAACTACTAATGAAAAAATATAAAGTAATAGGTCCTCCAGGTACTGGAAAGACAAGAAGTTTATTACAAACAGTACAGAAATATGTAGATGAAGGCATTCCCTTAAAAAATATAGGTTATTTTGCTTTTACTAGAAAAGCAGCTAATGAAGCAAGAGAACGATTTTTAAAAGTAAATACTCATCTAACAAAAAAAGATATACCTTATTTTCAAACACTTCATTCATTTGCTTTTAATCAATTAGGTTTAAAAGAAGAAAATGTAATGCAGGAAGAACACTATAAAAAAATAGGCGAAACTTCTGGAATTCAAATTAAATATGCCAGCCATGAAACAAATCAATGGAATGGAATCTTTTCATCTGACAGTGAGTATCTAAGTTTAATTAACTTAGCTAGAGTTAGACAAATTACTCCAATTGAACAGTTTGATCGTAATGAACATTTAACTTGGGTAGAACGATTTAAACTTGATGCTATTGCTAAAGAAATTGAAAGTTTTAAAACTACTTATGGTTTAATAGATTTTAATGATATGATTGAAAAGTTTTTAAAAGCTGAAGACACTAAAGGTTTTCAAGTCATTATTGTCGATGAAGCTCAGGATTTATCTAAGCTGCAATGGGACATGTTAGATAAAATAATGAGAGACAGTGCGTCTGCTAATCCTAGAGTATGGATTGCTGGAGATGATGATCAAGCTATTTTTGGATGGGCGGGTGCTGATGTTAAATCATTTCAATTATGGCAAGGAAGTGAGGTTAGATTAACTAAATCTCAAAGAGTACCAATTGATATACAAACAAAAGCTTTAGATATTATTACAAGGGTAGGTGTTAATAGAATTCAAAAAGATTATTTACCCAAACAAGAACGTGGTGAAGTAATTGAAAGGTTTAAATTATCTGACATTGATATGAACAAAGGAGACTGGTTAATTTTAACAAGGACTAACTCATTACTAAAACCTATTCTTCCTTTTTTAAAACGTCAGGGTTTATTTTTTCAAACTGCACAAGGTAATAGTATTGGCAAATCTTTACATGAAGATATACAAGTATGGAATAAAATGAGAAATGACGAAGAAGTTCCAGAGATACAATCAAAAAGAGTTTTAGAGAGAATGAATGAAGAGGACCTTACTCTTCCTTGGCAAAAAGCTTTTACTAAAGTTTCTCCAACGCAACTAGAATATCTTGATGCAATGCTTACCAATGGCGAAGATCTAACTACAGATCCAAGAATAAAAGTTTCTACTATTCATGGAGCTAAGGGAGGAGAAGCAACTAATGTAGTTTTATTTTTAAATCAAACCACCAATACATTAAAAGGTGCTCAAAAATCACCTGAAAAACAAGATGAGGAGTATAGAGTTTGGTATGTTGGTGCAACTAGAAGTTCTCAAAATCTTTATTTAATTAAATCAAACAATAAATCCAAGGAGTTTAAGATATGAAAAAAAATAGAATGTCCGATGACACGCCAGAACCAGAAAATCCTTACTTAAAACAAGTAGAAGGATCCCACTATATGTATATGGAAATACAACCTGCAGAATTTATAAATGCAAATAAAATACTTTTTGCGGAAGGTTCAGTTATTAAATATGTCTGTAGGCACACTGAAAAAGGTGGGGTAAAAGATATAGATAAAGCAATACATTACTTAGAAATGATTAAACAAAGGGACTATCAATAATGGCTTATTTAAATGCAAACATACCGGTAATAGAATGCTGCGTTAGAGGAAATTATCTTAGAGATCAAAAAGATTCTCACGATAAATATTTTGAAGTAGGAGTATTTGGTTTTAGTTCTATTCCAAACAGAGTACCTATGTTTCATTTTTTAATGGAAGATGGTGGGTTATGGTGGCGAGCACCTATATCAGCTTTCTGTACAAAACCAGGTGTAAAAGAATTACCATTAGATGAATTAGTTATGTGGGATAGTTTTAGTTATAATGTCAGTGTTACAACTTTCTATGAATTAGCTGGAGCAACTATGCAATATACATCAAGACGTAAGATAAAACGTAAGGGTAAATATCTTTTTACAATAGATTGGTGCGCAGGCGACTTTAATGAATTAAATTTTGGTTATGCTGAAAAACCAGATCAACATAAGTGTGGTCATGTACTTGAATTAGAAGATGGTAATTTTGCTATACAGCCTAATAATAGACTTAAAATGTTTGATGCGTCCATGGGAGTTGATCCAAGCAAAAATTTAATTAATAGATTAGTAAGCAGCAAAATATATTCAGTAGAAAATTCAGCTAAATGGATTACCGACGAACATGAAAAAGGTAGCTATGATTATAAACTTAAAAATTTAAAGGAGGATAAGTAATGAAACCACTTATATTTAAGGCACAAACAGAATGGGTAAAACCAACAGAGTTTCCAGATCTTAGACAAGCTGAGACTATTGCAATTGATTTAGAAACATGTGATCCAGATTTAAAAACAATGGGGTCAGGTGCTGTTGTAGGTCGTGGTAAAGTTGTAGGGATAGCTGTAGCTGTAGATGGTTACTCTGGGTATTTTCCGTTTGATCATGAAGGTGGTGGTAACCTTGAAAAAAGTAAAGTAATTCAATGGTTTACAGACCTTTGTGAGTCTCCAGCAATTAAAGTTTTTCACAACGCTATGTATGATGTGTGCTGGATTAGGTCCATGGGAATAAAAATTAACGGACAAATTGTTGACACCATGATTGCAGCATCGCTAGTAAATGAAAATAGATTTAGATTTGATCTTAATAGTTTAGGTTGGGATTATTGTGGCCAAGGTAAAAATGAAACAGAATTAAATCAGGTAGCAAAAGAATGGGGATTAGATCCTAAAGCTGACATGTGGAAGTTACCTTCTATGTATGTTGGTAACTATGCTGAACGTGATGCAGAACTTACATTAAATTTATGGAAAGTAATGCAGAAGGAACTAATTGACCAGGACCTAGGATCTATTTTTGAATTAGAGACAGATTTATTTCCTTGCCTGGTTGATATGAAATTTAAGGGAGTACGTGTAGACGTTGAAGCAGCTCATAAATTGAAGCAACAGTTAGCATCACAAGAAGAAATATTACTCCAAAAAGTAAAAACAGAAACAGGAATAGACACTCAAATATGGGCAGCACGGTCGATTGCCAAAGTTTTTGATAAGCTTGGGTTAGAGTATGAAAGAACTTTAAAAACACAAGCACCTAGTTTTACTAAAAATTTTCTTTCGAGTCATAAAAATCCTACGGTTAATCTTATAGCAAAAGCTAGAGAAATTAACAAGGCTCATACAACTTTTATAGATACAATTATAAAACATGAATACAACGGCCGTATTCATGCAGATATAAATCAGATTAGATCAGATAGTGGAGGAACTGTAACAGGAAGATTCTCTTATTCTAATCCTAATTTACAACAAATTCCTGCTCGCAACAAAGATTTAGGTCCATTGATTCGATCCCTCTTTATACCTGAGTCTGGTTGCGATTGGGGATGTTTTGACTACTCACAACAAGAACCAAGATTAGTAGTTCACTATGCATCCCTGGATCAAGATACCAGCGTCTTTAATGTTAAAGATGCTTATGATGACGGCAATGCAGATTTTCATACTATTGTTGCAGAAATGGCTGAGATACCAAGAGACCAAGCTAAAACAATTAACTTAGGATTGTTTTATGGTATGGGTAAAGCTAAACTACAAGCTGAACTAGGTGTATCAAAAGACAAAGCTGAAGAATTATTTTCAATTTATCATGAGAGAGTTCCGTTTGTAAAAAGTTTGACAAGGTCTGTATCTAACAGAGCGCAGCAACGGGGACAGATTAGAACTTTACTTGGTAGATTATGTAGGTTTCACCTATGGGAACCAAATAGTTTTGGTATGCATAAGGCATTACCCTTTGATCAAGCTGTCCAAGAACATGGACCAGGCATCAAGCGAGCTTATACTTACAAAGCTTTAAATAAATTAATTCAGGGTAGTGCAGCAGACATGACTAAAAAATCTATGCTGGAATTATATAAGGAAGGCATTGTAGCACATATACAAATTCATGATGAACTTGATATATCCGTAGAAGATGATAAACAAGCTAAGAAGATTGTAGAAATAATGGAATCTGCAGTTGACTTGGAGATACCAAACAAGGTAGACTACGAGAAGGGTAAAAATTGGGGTGATATACATTAAGGGGGATATATGGATAAAATTAAACAATTAGTGACACATTTTGCTACAGAGCATAAAGTTGTTTCTATAATAGTTATCGTAGTTATCGTTGCATTATTAATTTTATAGTATGAAACGAGACCGCAATGAATATAGCAGAACTGTTCAAAAAAAATTTTATATTAGTACCGGTAATAGCTTCTGTATTAGTTGGAACGTTCACTGGTGTTAGATATATTGTTAATCTAACAGACACAATCAACGACAATCAAACTCAAATAGTAAATCTTCAAAGAGATTTAAAAGTTGCACAAGAAAAAATTACAGATCAAAACACAAGACTAACTTCTGCAGAATCTACGTGGCAGATGGCAGAAAATTTATACAGACAATTAGCAGATCAAGTTAGAGAACACAGCTACGACATTAAGGATTTAAACAGGTAATGTATGGAGATTCTCAGGATGGATTACAGATTTACAGCAATACTTATAATTATGCTTACTCTACTAGCTTTGTTTGGTGGACCTGCACATAGTAGAAACGAATATCTTAACGAATATGGTGCAAGATGTGGTGACATGGAAGTTAGAACAGAAAGACGTGATACTGATTATAATTACTCAGACAACAGCACTAACG